TGAATTAAGATGAGAACTTTTATAGCCTTAGCGTTTTTACTTTTTACACCTACATCTTTAGGTAAGGTAGAAGTGTCCGATATTACTGTATTACAAATAAACGCACATTGGAACAAAAACAACGATATTGATCTAAATGGTCTAAGAGGTTGCATAGTGCAGTATGGTTTATTGGAAAGGCAAAGCGAAGAATTAAAACAGCAAATACAGTACGTACCTGTTGTAGTAATTTACAAAGGCAACAAACCTGTAAGACAATGGTCTGCTGATTTAAGTTTTAAGTTAAATATAGATATAAACGAAATACAACAAGTTGTAGATAAATTATAGTTATGTGTGAATTTTGCGTACAATGTGGATTGTGTTAAAATGAGATATTTTAATTACACAGAGTTTGACAGCCCTGATGAAGTAGGAAGTGGTCAAAAAATGCATCCTGATATTTTAGAGATGTTAGATATGGCAAGGGATAAGTTTGACAAACCTATACGAATCAACTCAGGTTATCGTACAGCTAAACACAATCTTAAAGTTGGTGGTAGACCTAACAGTAGCCATCTTAGAGGGTTAGCAGTAGATATAGCTTGTGGCAGCTCTGTCGATCGTTACCACTTACTTAACTGCCTTTTAGATGTAGGTTTTAAGCGTATAGGAATTTCAAAATCTTTTATCCACGTTGATATTGACGATGAAAAAGATGATGAAGTTATATGGACTTATGCGTAGTTTTTCAGTTATACTTCTTTTTCCTACCTCGTGTATAGTAGGTTTATCTTATTATCCTGCGACAGATAGGTACAAATTTAATGAGCTGAATATATACCTGTTTGTTTTCCAATTACAATTTAGAAAGTATGAGTAAAAAAAAGTTTAAAGACACTAAAGTTGGTAAATTCTTAACATCTGTGGGTTCTACGGTTGGCGATGGCATGGGCGATATATTGCCTGACAATGGCGTTTTAGGCGTGTTTAAGCGACTTATAGCCAAAGATAGTACCCTAACCCCACAGGACAAAGAAACTGCCTTAAAACTGCTTGAAATGGATTCTAAAGAGATTCAGGAAGTAAGTAAGCGTTGGGATTCTGATATGCAAAGTGATTCATGGTTAAGTAAGAATGTAAGACCGATAACGCTTATATATCTTACTCTTGCGACTACGATCTACATTGTTCTTGATAGCTTACAGATAGACTTTAAGATAGATGAAGCATGGATTGAACTTTTAAAGACTTTGCTTGTAACAATCTACGTAGCATACTTTGGTAGCAGAGGATTTGAAAAATACAAAAAAATCACTAAATAGTATATAAATAGTATATTATTATATATTATATTATATATTATATTATTTATTTAATTAGTATATTTATATATTATATATATATAAAGCAAAAAAAAATGAAATTTGATTTAAAAATAGATTACTTAGGCAAAAAAGAGGATAAGCATACAGCAGAGAAAGATATGTACGATCTAACTTTTAAAACATACAACTCTGAAATTAAAGGTAAGTTTGAGAAGTCTGAGATACGCCATATAATTCAAATCTTAGACAACGCAGTTGCCTAAAAAGGTATCACGTAAAAATCTTGTAAAGCGTTTAGATAATATCTTTAGTCAGTACATACGACTTAGAAACGCTAATGCTCAGGGCATAGCTGAGTGCTACACTTGTGGTAAGCGTGATGATTGGAAGCGATTACAAAACGGACACTTTCAAAGCAGAAAGCATTACGGAACAAGATGGGATGAAACAAACTGCCAAGTGCAGTGCGTGTCTTGTAACGTCTATAAATATGGCGAGCAGTACAAGTTTGGTGTAAGATTAGATAAAGACTTTGGGCAAGGTACAGCAGAGGACTTACATGCTAAAGCTATAAAGATTACTAAATACTCAAATAATGACCTACAAGAATTAATAACTAAATACACAGATCTTGTAAAAGATAAAATGAAATAGTACCTTTGCAAAATCCTATTCTTTTAGGGTACGTTTTAATGTTATGCTTTTGGGGGGTGCTTTGCCCCCCTTTTGTTTTATTAAAAAAAGTTTATATATTTACACCAACATTAAAACTTTTATTATGAAATTTAATTTGAATACCGAACAGCAAGATGCTATACTCTATGCTGTTACTTACACACTCGCAAACAAAGATGATGCGATGATGTCTGATCAAAACCTTAATAGCTTGTACGATGTGCTTGATATGTTTAAAGCAGAAGAGGACAAACGATACTTCTTAGAGGATTCAATAAATAAATATAATTTACATAGTGGAACTCATGAGGGACTTTGATAGGGCAAGGATAGAAAGTATGAGCAATAGAATTTTAGAATTAGAAGCTCATTTAGAAATTTTAGAAAGACAGTTAGAATTATATTATGCAGAGCAAGATTACTCAAATAGAACCTAAGGGTACTTATACAAACGCATCAGGTACTTTTAATAAGTATCAGGTGTATCTCGCAAATGGCAACAACTATCAGTTTTTAGCCAAAGGCGAATTTAAAAAGCAGGTAGGCGAAACTATCGACTTTGAAATTACAAATGAGCAATACAACACAGCGAAGCTCATATACAAACCCATACCAAGTGCAAACAGAGAACATATTATTGTTCGACAAAGTATGGTAAAAGCTGCTGCCGACTTCCACGCATCAAGACCGAACGCAGATATACAGACAGTTATTCATGATGCGCAACTATTAATAAACTTTGTGAACAATGGGTAGTATTATTGGAACAGTAAAAAGAGTAGGTCAAACTACTACAAAAGGTAATTATCAATTTAGAGAACTTGTATTAAACACTAAAGAGCAATATCCTCAGATATTAAGCGTCATCTTTTCAAATGACAAATGCACGAATTTAGATATATACAAAGAGGGCGACCATGTAGAGGTTCAGTATAACCTTAGAGGTCGTGAGTGGACTAACCCACAGGGGGAAGTCAAAGTGTTTAACACAATTCAAGCATGGAAAATCCACAAACAAGCAGAGGGTGTCGAAGCTAAGGAACACGCACCTGACAGAGCAGATTTACCATTTTAACTATAGGGGGCTAACCACCCCCTTTTTTTATTTAACTTTACCAAATGCTAATCAACTTTGAAAAACATCTCAAAAAACTTAATGATATACGAGCAGGAAATGTAAACGAGGGTTTACGCTTAGGGGTTGATAGATTAGACAATCACTTTAGGCTTGTATATGGAAATCTCAACTTTATTTTAGGACACGCAAACACAGGTAAAACACACTTAGTATTTTATTTGATGTTTCTGTACTCACTTAAGCACAATGTAAGATGGCTTGTGTTTAGTAGTGAAAACGAGCCTTATGCACTCATCCGTAAGCTTATTGAGTTTGCAGAGGGCAAGCCAATTAATCAAATAGAAACAGAGGACTTTAAAAAGCAATATGATTGGGTATTTAATCATTTTAAGTTTGTAGATACTGAAAAAGCCTACACTTACAAAGATCTTTTAGAACTTGCAACTGCTGTAAAAAAAGCATGGAATTATCAAGGGTTTTTAATTGACCCTCTTAATAGCTTAAAAAAAAATATCCCTAAAAACTCAAACAGCTACGAGTATGGATATGAAAGTTTAACTGACATACGAATCTTTTGCAAACAGCATAACATAACTACGTGGATATGTGTACACGCTGTTACAGAAGCACTAAGAAAAAAACACCCTCAGGGGCATTACTACTCAGGGCATCCTATACCACCTATGGCTTCTGATAGTGAACTCGGTGGTCAATCTGTCAATCGTGCTGATGATTACCTAATTATACACAGGTACATCTACCACGAAACGGATTGGATATACTCAAACCTATATTCGGCTAAGGTTAAGAATCAGGAATTAGGTTACAAACCTACACCGATAGACGATCCTGTAAAGTTTAGAAGTACACTGAACAATGTAGGGTTTGAAATAGATGGAAAAAATTTAGTAACTTACAACACCAAAGAACAAACAGATTTACCATTTTGAAAACCACATTAGAGAAGATTGCAGAGAAGCACGATGATTGGATTAAGATTGTGTTGTCTTTCGGTTGCAAAGAATCTATTGCTGAGGATATAGTGCAAGAGTCCTATTTACGCATCCACACCTACATTACAAAGGGTGTAGATATAACTTATGGCGATGACATTAACCACATGTACGTTTATCGAGTTTTAAGAGGTTTATTTATAGACTTACATAGAAAAGAGAAAAATATAATAAAAACCAACATTGATAACCTTGCTGACTATTTAGACGAGCAGGGCGAATCAAAAGAGATAGATGTTTGTGGTGTTATGAAACAAATGGATAATCTGCTTGATAAAACCTTTTGGTATGATCGAACTGTGTTTGAGATAATAAGCGATGGTATGCCTATTGCAGAGTTGGCACGCAAGACAAACATATCTTACTATTCTTTGTACTTTACATACAAAAGGGTTAAGGATTTAATCAAAAACAATATAGAGTTTTGAAAAACAGAAATCTTATACATTGTGATAATTGGGAAACACCATCTTATATTTATGATGAATTGAATCAGGAATTTAATTTTGATTTTGATCCCTGCCCAATTAATCATGATATAAAAGATTGGGATGGTTTAAAAATAGAGTGGGGCAATCGAAATTTTATCAACCCCCCATATAGCAGAAAACTTAAAGAGGCGTTTGTAAAAAAAGCTATTGAACAAAGCAAAAAAGGTAAGTTGTGTGTAATGCTTTTGCCTGTTTCAACAAGCACAGTATTGTTTCATGATTATATTTTACCAAATAAAAAAGAAATAAGATTTATTAAAGGTAGAGTAAAATTTATAGGCTATAATACTTTTGGCGAAAAGGTATCTAACAGAGTAGGGATGCACGATAGCATGTTAGTAATTTTTTAAAAAAAACAAAATGGGTTTAGGGGATTTAGTATATTACTTCACAAAATACACAGGATTACGTTATATATATAAGAAGATATATCCTAATTGTGGGTGTGATGAGCGCAGAAACAAATGGAATAATTTCAAGTTTTAGTATGCCAAAAGGTAAGATGACCAAAGAGCAAAGAGATAGGTGGAAGCCCTACGCTAAGATTACAAGTGGCAGTATGACCGAGAAACACTACAAACTAATCTGCGAATTACACGCTGACCTATACGCTCATAAATACCACGAACTTTGCACCTGTTCGCCTAAGCGTTTGAAAGAATGGATATACCAAATAAACAAGATATATGACACACAGGTATAAGCAACCTTTAAACGATGCTCTGTATCGTAAACTAAACAAAGATAAGAGTGTCAATCATTTTTTTCAGACTAAGTATGTAGGTAAGTGTATGAAGCTAATTAGCGACTTTCACAAATACAACGAAAGCAAAACGCACAAGGATTGGGAATACTCGTATAAGTGTACAGTTGGATTTAAGCAATTATCCTATGTAAGTCAACGTATTCACTTAAAAAATAGATGGATACCATTAGAGGAAGTAAAGCAATATGTTTTCTATCGTGTGATAGGTCAGACGTGGAATGGATATCAAGAAGAGCTTAGGATTATAGACGAACTCAAAGCAGAGTTTACCAATATAGATATAGTCAAAACAGACTTTGAGAAAGACCAAACCTATTGCATAGATGCTGAGATTGTAAAAGATGACTACATTATCTTAGGCATACAGATAAAGCCTATATCATACAAGATGATGAGTACAATCTATCAAAACAAAGCAAAAGAAAATCACAAAGAGAAAAACGAGAACTATGCTCGTATGTTCGCCCCCTACGTTTATGTTTACTACGATGACAATGGAATTGTAGATAAGCAGGAAACGATAAACAAGATTAATACAATAATGCATTTAAATATATAGTCATGCCATTACCAATACCAAAACCAAGAGAGGATAGAAAGGACTTTATGACACGTTGTATGGGGAATCCTACAATGATGAAAGAGTATCCTAACACAGATCAAAGACTTGCTGTTTGCGCTGTTCAGTACAGAAAAAAATAAAAAAACTTTATTAAAATTTGTTAATAACAAAAAAAGGTATATATTTGTACTAACAAAATGAAACAACAGATGAAAACTCTAAAAAATATCAAACATACATTAACTGAAATCGAAGATCTTAAAGAGCTTTTAGACTTTATCAAAATAAATAATTTAAAAGTATCTGCAGAAGTAGATTATGATTTCGATGAATCAGGCGAGGTGCTTTTAGTAGGTTCTTTCGAGGACGTAAAAACAATAGCAAATTGGACGATAGGCGAGTTTTAGACATGGGAAGAAAATAACAAACAAAAATAATTTTATGAGAAAATTAATTAACTTCTTTAATAGTATAGAGGGTACAATGTACATCGCATTGATAACTCTATGCTTTTGGATTGCGATTTTAGATATCTTATTGTTAACTTTTATTCTAAGAGCATGGTTTTTAAAATAACACCCACAGGACTTTACATCGTTAACAAAGATGATAGAATAGAAGTAATGACACAAACAGAGTTTAATTTATATTACACTCAGAATGTGTGGTGGTCAAAAGCCAAAAAGCTATTAAGACTTTAGATATGGATTTTGGTCAGTTACAATATATGATTGACTCTGCTGAGATTATAGAAACAATCAGCAAGTGGCAAAAGAAGTCAGATAATAAGGAACTACAAAAGATATCACAAGCGACTTTACGACTTGTGTTTTACATTAATCAATTAGAGTTAGAGAGGTACAGCTTCAAGCGTATCTTACGAGATGAACGCAAATCTGTTCAAAGACTTGTAGAACGAGCAAGGCGAGCAGAAAAAGAATTAGAGAACTTCAAAGAAAATAAATATGGAATATAGCGATTATTTAAGATGCATAGAAGACCCTGAGTACTCTTGCCCTATGTGTGGTACAGAGGTTGGTAGGTTAGCAGAGTATTGCAGTGGAACTTGTTTCGAAGCAGACCAAAGATGAGCGAGCTAATACTGCTCAATGGGGAACGATTTAAAAAAGAGACCCTCATAGACTTACTAAAAGAAGATGAGTTTTACTATGGGTATATGGCTAAGGCAGCACTAAGCTCATCATCAATAAAGATGCTATACCAAAGCCCAAAGAAGTATAAATACATTTTAGACTATGGCTCGCCTGATAGTCAAGCTCTGAGAGATGGGTGGTTGTTTCATACAGCAATCTTAGAGCCTGATGTGTTCAATGATCAAATCTTTGTAGATGTGCAAAGCAAAAATACAAAGAAGTATAAGGAAGCACTATCAGAGCATGGCAAGGTTTTTACGATAAAAGAGAAACGTGATGCAGAGCGATTAGCTGATGCTTTCCTAAGAAACGAACAGGCATTAAGACTCTTAGACAATAGCGAGTTTGAAGTGCCTGCCTGTGGTATGATAGGTGGTTATCCCTTTAGAGGTAAAGCAGATGTATTAGGTAAAAACAAAATCGTTGATCTAAAGACCACAACTGACATAAAGGGCTTTCCATATTCAGCTCGTAAGTATGGATATGATATACAAGTGTATATTTA